ACCACAACAACAGTACCAGTTGCACCTTGTGCAAGAGATTCTTGCTCAAAGAATACTCCAGTAATAGTTGCAGCACCAAGACCTTCAGTAGTTGATCCAGCACCTGCTAGACCACCAATAGCAACTAGGAGTTCATCCCAGTAATCTCCATTAGCAACAGCAGTATTCTTGTCAGTACCTTTGTAGTGACGTAGAACCCACCCTGATTCAGTAGCAAAGCAATCTTCTGCTTTACTGTTCTTATTTACGTTGTCGAGCCACTTGGGTTTTGACTCGTCAGTTGTAGTTTTTCCCCAAAGAGGCATGACTTACTCCGTTTATTAATACAATGAATTTAATCTAAACCTATTTATAAAAACAGGAGGGGTGACCCTCCTGTTGCTAGTGACTAGCGTGTTTCTAGTGCTTTCTTAACGGTCTCAAGAAGCTTATCATCTGCTGTAGTTTTGGTCAGTTTAACTGCCTTCTCCAGAACTATGATGCAAAGGTCGATGAGTTTCTCACCTAACTCTCCGTCATCTGGAATCTTATTTACTGCATCTGAAACAATCTTCTTAGCGAATGGTAGTAGAAATGATAACATGATCTAAAAATATAATTCAGTTCTATTTAGTAACCTTTCTTCTTTTTCTTCTTTCCCATACTCCACTGTTCTTTAATCTTCTCATCATAACGAATCTTTAGTTCATCTAAGTGTGCTCTGAGTTGCTCATTTACACCATCAGAATACTTAACTGCCTTCTTCTTGTTTCCTTTCTTATATACATGTCCTGTGTCACACTTCTCTTCTTCAGTGACAACTTCCTCCTTGACTGCCTTATTAGCACCCTTAAGTTTCTTATTCTTATCAAAGACCTGATCCATAGGGTCAGTGTTGTCCGAAATCTGAGGACTTACTTCGACAAATTTACTAGTTTTCTCTGAGATTTCAGTTCTCCAATTCGATTTCATTGTTTCTTCGATACTCCTATGTGTATTATTTAGCATTTCTTCGATTCCTTTATCTTTATCTGTTTTAGGAATGTAATTACCTTCCTTCCACATATCATAATCGGAACCACGTGCCATGATTTTGGTAAATTCTCTATAACGATCAGTACCAACAAGACGATGCTTGGCATCTTTACCTTGTCCTTTACCTATTCCATTATATTTATTAACAGCTTCCTGTATGTCTTTTACCCATGCCCTAAACATATCACCTTCTTCAGTGATAGCAATAACATAGTTAGGTCCACGACGATGAACCTTACCTACCTTATCTTGGTACTGTACATAGGAACCTTCCTCAAAAAGATTACCATGTCTATAAGAAGTACGTTTAGCTTCAGAATTAAAATTAGAAAACTTCATCAGGTTTTGGAGGAGGGAATTCCTCACTTTGTCTATCTTCTACTATATATGATTCAGTATAAACTCCACCTCTGATACCGATTAATGTTCCACCTGATCCCTCTATTTTTCTACTACCTTCACCCTTTCTAGCACCTAGTGTAGGTTTATATCCTCTATGATTAAGAGATGGTAAGGAGGTTTGAGGTAGATTATGTGTATGAAACCTTAGAAATATAGTGTTTTCATCTAAAGCTCTCTTCCTATTACCACTACCTTTAGATAAGGTTACATCACCTTGACAGAAGAATGTAACACTATTCATACCCTCTTCACTTGATTCATAATCTTCACCAAAAACTGCCATACCTTTTAGATTAGGATCCTCAATAGGTCTATAGTATGCCATCTGATTAAAATCACTTTCTTGTTTTGCTTCAGTTATCTCATCTTTAAAGTTCACTACTTCTTCATGGTCTGCTATTCTACCTGCTCTAGAAGTTATACCAGAATACTGTTGGAAATTAGAAGCATTACTACCTTGCTTATGAGATATGTAACATACCTCTTTACACTCCTTATCAATACCAACAAAATCTGCATGAGATCCTGTCTTTCCTGGTATAAATCCAATAAAATCATTATATGTTTTACCTGCTAACTTAAGTTTTACTGGCAAATGATCTCCCAATTTGTATAATTCAGTATTAATCTTGTTTAAGATATAGTGCTCATAAGAAGTATCAGGTCTTCTATTTGAATAATCTGTACCAGTTGCCTTCATTCTTTCTCCTATTAAGTCATTAGTAAAAGGCAAGTTCCTAAATGCTCTTGCGTTTTTATACTTAACTACAATATAGAAAGTAATACTTATACCAAGTTCTTTATTTTCTTCAGTATATGTAAGACAACCAACAGTACTTAATTTATGTGGTAGATATAGTTTAACACTTCTTCCTGTTACTACTATAGATTTTTGAACTAGACCCAATAATTCATTTCTACTACTATCAGTTTTAAATTTAAAAACTATATTGGATGTTCTAGAAAGATCTCTATCAGGAGTATACAATGGTGATTGTGTTGAAGCACCTGCATGTATATCATATACCCTTCCACCTACTTTAGCAGCACAAATCTTTACAAGATCATCAATCCATTGATGCTTTACATCATTCTTATACTGCTTCAACTCTTCTTTTGAGAGTGTTTCTGGCATTGCTTTTTACTTTTATTTATTCTTGTGGTTCTAATTCTTCAATAGCATCAACTGGAACTTCATGACCATCTATACTATACCAATGTTGTGGTACACCGATACTATCTTTCCTTACACCTAGGTATTTAAGTGTGTCACCATTAAAGGTATGTTCACGTAACATTGCTTGTAATTGCCAATGTATTAGTTCTTTTTTACTAACTCTCATCTATCCCCTTTCTTTCTTTTTTCAGATTTCTCAACAGAGAATGACCCACCAGGATATCTTGATTCTAACTTCTTAACATTACCTCTGATTACATCATCGAATGATACGTCTAAAGCGATGCAAGCATTTGCCACATACCACATAACGTCACCCAACTCAATAATAAGATGCTCACGATTATCATCGTTCCATGGTTTACCTTGAAAAACCATCTTCTTAACAATCTCAAGAAACTCACCAGATTCAGCAGCAAGCCCAACGCCAGCAGTGGTAAGACGTTCAATATTGGCACCCTCTCTGTCAAGTTCACCCAAGCGATCAGCAAGATCGACAAAATTCTTACTGGAATCGGATGTGACACCATCCACGAATAAAAGATACTTATCAAAATCAATCATACTTTTAGATTTTTAAACTTTTGAAATTTATTTAGCACAGTAGGTTTAACCTCATCAGAACTAACCTTAGTAATAACTGTAGTACTAGGTGGTTGTTCTATGATGTCATTTTGTGCACTTTGTTCTACATCATACAACTTCATCTTAGATCTGTCAACCCCTATGGCAAATCTCTTGTTCATAGTAGGGTCATTGTATCGGTTCTTTAATTGTTTAATTAGAATCTGTCCGAGTTGTTCACTTTCCTCAGTAGATATGAGAGCGAACATAAAGTCAGCAGTAGCAGGGAGTCCGAAAGATTCTGACGTGTCAGTAAGGTCAATATCGCTAGACCCGAAACCAGAACGAGTAGTTTGAGTAGCACTAACAATTGGTACATTGTTCTCGACAGCAAGACCTCTAAGTTCTTCAGCGATTGCTTTAACATAAGTGTAAGAGTTTACAGTGGATCCTTTAAATCTCTGTGAAGCACAGATATTAAGGTAGTCAACAAAAATAAGATCAGGTTTAAAACTTGTCTTCAGTGTTAGTTCATTTAATAATGCTTTAAAATGTCCTACATGTGCTGCTGCAGTAGGGTATTCTTTAATGATTAATTTACCAGTTGTTTTCTTCTTCAACTTGTTTACCTTACTCTCAAATATTTGCTTAGGTAAATCAGCAATATCTTGTATATTAATACCTAAAAGATTGGAATCTATTCTCTCTGCAATCTTTTCTTCTGACATCTCACAGGTAATGTACAATACATTCTTACCTTGTAGTAATGTTGATGCAGCAACATGGCACATGAATAAAGATTTACCTACACCTGTACCTGCTAGTGCTACGTTCAATGTTTTATTTGATAATCCACCCTTAGTAATCTTATTAAACATAGTAAGATCAAAAGGTATCTTCTCTTCTACTCTATTATAGTATTCAAACCTTTCTGCATAGTTAGCAAAGTAGTCATGACCTATACGATTATCAAATGAAACAGCGATAGCGTCTGAAAGTATAGAAGGTATAGAACCTTTATCTTTCTTATCATCTTTACCATCTGCTATTTGTATACTCTCTAGTAATGAGAGATATATTGCTCTATTTCTACACCATTCTTCAGTAGAATCTACCAACCAGTTATGATCTACTTTCTCATCAGAGATCTTACTAATAGATTCTATAGTTGTTTTAAATTCTTGATCAGATAAAGTAGTAATATTTTGTAGATCAACTCCTAACGATTCTTTAGTAGGACATTTCTCATACTTAGTAATAAATTCTGATATTAAATTAAATAATAACTTGTTAGATTGCTCTTCAAAGTATTCTCTTTTAAGATAAGGAAAAACCTGACGACGAAATTGATCATTCGACACCAAGTTATTCAGTATTGTAAATTCAAGTGAGTTCATTAAATGTAATTAAGGTAGGTGCTAAAGATATATTTGTCCTCAGATATGGTAGGTTTACCTTGATGTGGAACCATCCATAATGGAGGAAATATTATGCCTCTTCCTTTCTTCGGTTTCAATCTCTTATCAATTCCTACGAAGTTTGTCTCTCCACCTTCTTCAACATCATTTAAGTATATTAAAAATGCTAAGAATCTTTTAGCAGAAGCATGATCTCCAACATCTACATGGGGTGCAAACTGATCTTCAGTATTCTTATGATACTTCTTGACCCTAGCAAACTCCCAAGTAAATTTCTCTGGCAACCATTGCTGACAATTAACTGCCTTAACATACCTATCAAGGTATGGAGCAACTCTCCATATCATTCCTTGCATCATAGATTCATCAAGTTCAACTTGATGGAATCTTGGTCTGTTATTATTGTTTTTGAAAACTGGTTTACTTTTGTTGTAATAGTTTATTAGTTCTTGACAGTATTCATTATCGAATATGTCATATACTTTAATAAAATCCTCAACCGTTTTCATTACCATACTTAAACTCAGTAGCAGCAACTTCGTCTAGTGCTTGCATTATTTCGGACGTGAAGTACTTGTCAGGATCGGCAAGAATAGCAGAAGGATAAACGGAAGATTCACCAACAAGAATCCTATTCCCTTTCCTGACGAAGATTCCATACTTCTCACCCAGTTCCAGTAACCCATAATACTTGTCCAGTCCACGTTTGTCGAAATAAAGACGTGTTCCAATTTGTGTGTTCTCCTTTGTTAAACGTGATTTGTATGTTTTAACCTTGATAATATTACCAATAACTTCTTTACTACTATCTTTCTCTTTTGATTTAGTTAAAGTTATAATAGTAGATGCTGCATACTTTAGACCACTACCACCACCCATATCTTGTGGATCACCATAGGGGTTCATTGTTTTATATGTATGATTTGTCACTATCATAGGTATCTTTAACTTACCTAATTTGCTAGTGATAATTCTAAACACAGATTTAATTGATTGTGCTTTAGTCATATCTCTAACCTGTTTATCATCCATTGCATCTTGCAATTCTTTTTGAGATGCAAGCATACCAAGAGAATCTAATATGATTAGAAGTGGTTTCCTATCTTTCTCAGGTGTTTTGAGAAGGTTATCTAGGATACGTATCATTTGAGTACGAAATTCTTCAATAGTATCTACTGGAAAATGCCATACTCTAGCAGCATCTAGACCACGATCTTTAAATAAATCTGCTGTTGCTGCTGCTTCACTATCAAAGTAAAATACTGCACCATCTTGATTGTCATCAAGGAAGGATTTAGCAATACCTATAGCATAAAATGTTTTACCAGTTGCCTGTTCACCTGCAATAGCAGTAACTCTATTGTTAGCAATACCACCATAGATACTACCACTTAATTGTGCATTTAGTATATAAGAACCTGTTCCTATAAACTCTTGCTTGTCACCAGTGACTATTCCATCTGATACAAGTTTTGCATAATCATTCTTTGCTTCTTTAGCAAGTGTATCAAAAATACTCATACGAATAAAAACTCCAAGTTGCTTGTTTGTTCAATCTTCCATCCTATCACATCAAGGATTGCCTGTAATGGAGATAGGAAAGATATCTGGAACTGTTTCTTGTAATCAATCTGTCCAGATATCTTTGGTACTTCACTAGGAAAATCAGAGATGAATGAAATAACACTCGACCCTAATACGTTTGGTTCTTTCAAGTACAGATACTTAATCTTCTCACCATCTTGGATGATTGGATACTTGTTAGTTAATTTGTGCAAACGTAGTTGACGGTTGTAAACTAGTGACCCTCTCACATGAATAGGACAACTTTTCTTCCATAGTGTAACAGGATCTGACCATTTTGTCAATCCATTAACAGATCTTGGAAATGCAATCTCTTCTGGAGACATACTATAGAACTTAGTTCTAAAGTCATCTATAAATGAAATCAATGTATCATTATCCTTAGTCATAATCAAGTCAAGTGCTTCCTTAAGAACTTCTCTACAAGGTGCAGGTGTAGATGATTTGATTGCTTCTATACCCATCATCTTTAGTTTAGGTTTCTCATACTGAACACCCTCACTATTCCATACGTTAAGAATATATCTCTTCTTGGCAGTCCATATACCTTTGTTGGCAATGTTCTCCCTCTTCATAACCATCTTTTGATCATACGCAGATACGTACGTCGCCAACTCCTGATAACAGGAATCAATGAATGGTTCAAACTTTTCTTGGCAGATCTTATCCAATAGGGAAACAATCTTTGTTTCGTCGCTAGTCCTATTACTAAAAAATTTATCAACAAGAGGTCCAAGATTAAGATAAATTGAATCGGTGTCGGATGCAATGACATAATCGGTTAATTCTGTTTGGAGAACTTTATTGAGATAATCATTCATCTTGTTCTCTATCCAACGGATAGAAACCTGTCCTGACAATGTTATTGCTTCAGCATTTGCTATCCTATAATAGCGGAAGTACTGATTGCCGATAGCACCGTAAGCAGAATTAAGAGATATCTTTTTCGCCATCTGGATGTTGTTGCATCTTGTAATTTCCTTCTCCAACTCTTTCGTCGGTGTCTTCTCGTACTGTTGCTTTGCATCTAACATCCTCCTTTTGTAGATAACACGTTCATCATAATACTTTTGCATCAATTCGGGTAAGAACCCTCTCTGTGTGGTGTCATATAATGCACCATTAGCACATACTGTTGTGTTATCTAGATCATCAAAGTTTAGTTCTTTATTTAATATCCCTTCTACAGTTGCTGATGGATGTTTATTGGGTAGTAGTGTCTCTGGAGAGATGTTGTACTGCATTATAAGGTGTGGATATAGTGAGTTCAAGTCAAAATTAACTACCCACTTATATAATCCAGGTTCTGGTTCTTTTACATATGCACCAGCATACTGAACATTCTTATCTGATCTCTCACTAGGTGGAATTACTATACCCTTTCTCTTAAGATAATTATATATTATACTATCCCAAGTTTTTACTTGTGAAAATACATCTTGAAAGTTTACTTTGGCATCATATGCCATAGTAAGACAAAGTTCAATTAACTTCATCTTATCCTCAAATTTGTCAACAAGTTCAACGTCTTTGATGTTGTACTCTACAAATAACTGCCAGTCATTAGTATAGAAATCCTTAAAGGTATCATACTTAGAGTGATCTAATTTCTTCTCTCCTAATTCTACCTCTGCTATGTAATCTAACTTGTAAGATTCTTGTGCTTTATACGTAAACTTCCTATAAAGATCAAAGTAATCTAAGATACTTACACCAATAATATCATAGCATATATGGTTCCTACCCATTACTTCTACTTCTCTCTCATATACTTTATTCCATGGAGATAAGGACTTCTGATGCTTAGTACCTAATATCCTATCAATTCTTCTACACAAATATGGCATGTCAAATAGTTTAACATTCCAACCTGTAATGATGTCTGGGGTATTCTGTGCCCACCATGATAGGAAATCCTTAAACATCTCTTCTTCTGTCCAGAAGACCCTATACTCTACACCTTCGGGTGCATTAAATTCTCTTGTACCCCATGTAATAACTTTCTTAGTACGGAAATCTTTTATAGAGAAACATAATATTGACTCTGATGTCTCTTTGACATTGGGAAAACCATTCTCTGAGGTTGTCTCGATGTCAAGAGTATGAATTCTTAACTGTGATGAATCATAGTCCATCTGTTCATCAGTAAACTTAGAACTTATATACTGATATAAGAATCTATCGTTACCATATATTTTAAAATTCTCAACATACTTATACTCATCAATAAACTCTCTAGCATCTTTTACTGAACCAAACGAAATCTCTTTAGCATAATGACCTTCAAGAGTTTTAAACTCAGTAACTTCATTACACCTAGCATAAAGAACTGGAGAGAAGGTATCTCGATACTGAACACGTTGACCGTCTTCATAACCGATATAATGTATCTTCTCTCCAGAAAGGTGTACGTTGCTATAAAAGTTCAGAGGTTTCTGGGACTTCTTCATCATCTTGTGGTGGAACTGTCAATTTGTATTTTTCCAGAATCTCTGGATCAGGGTCTACTATTGTAGCAATAAAATCAGAATATAGCAATACATTTCTTTGACCTCCATACTTAGGGAACTGTTTTAGTTCTCCATCTACGATCTCCATTGGATCAGCAAGGAAGCATGATGGTTCCATTTCCATCTCCTGTATATAAGAGATGATATATACTCCGTTCTTAAGTAGTAGGAGTTTGATCGTTTCCATCTTCACTGTCCTCAGTAATGTTGTGTTTCTTCATGTAATCCTTTTTGATCTTTTCAACAGGTTCATAGATTGTTACTACCCAATCAGATGGTATAACAAATTCCTGTTGTTGGGACATGGGTGCCCAATGTGTATATGAAACTTGGAACTTTGTTTTAGGTTCAGAAGGGTTATCTCCCTCAACTAAAAGTTCTGGTGATTCAACTTCTTTAGTTTGAAGTTGCATAATGTATGGATGCTTTAGATGATAAGCAACAATGCCTTTCTCATCTTTATCAACGATTTCTCTTGCATCACTGATAACATCTTCACCTGATTTCATCAAGATAACTTTAACGGTCATAGCGATAAATTACGATCCTCTATAGTTCTAATGTATTTTGAAAGTTTGTCAAGGTATCCACGATTTCTTAACTCTTTGAACACTAGGTTCTCTAGAGCGAACTCTCCACCTCTTTGAATTGCAGATCCTCTCATACGTCTGATCTTATCTTTTAGTTTGTTAAGAACGTCAGTATCATCTGCTTGAGTATCTATTAGATCATCAATACTATCCATCATATCACGAACTTTCTGTTTTAGCAAGGGGTCGGTAAAATCTACGTATTGTTTACGTGGTTCTTGAACCCACCTCTGGTTAGTTATTGAGAAAGTTCCTTGATTTCTAGGTACTGGGTCTCTAATATCTTGTGCATATAACTCTACTGGTTGACCATATATGGTCACATCATGTGTTAGTGCCCACAATCTTTTCTTATCTCTTAGATAATCATCCAACAAATCTGTTTGACAGCAATCAGCTATCTCATCCTTATCCACCACGAGATGCACATCAAGATCTGAGTACTCAGTATAGTTGTAGTTGGCATTACCACCTACAAGTATAATATCTTGGATTGCATTTTGGGGGATCTTGGCAAATTCTGCCCATCTGTATCCTATTTCGAGTAATTTATCTCGAACTTCCGATCTCAATACTAGTCCATTCCAGAACTTTGGATTAAGATCTTCATGATACATCAGGGTCAACCTGAGATCGTTGAAGGACTTCACTGAAGTATTACTTTTTAGTTATTTATCTTGTCTGTAATGCTCAGATTAGTTTCCATACTAAGATCAGTACCAAATACTGCTTTACCTTCTTCTTGTGGTTTCATGGTATGACCATATGCTTCCAGTACTGAAAGAATAGGTTCAACAATAGATACAACCCAATCAGGGTTAATAGCAATCTCTTCGTCATAGGTAAGAGGTTGCCATTTCTCTAAAAGAATCCTACCATTGTACATTTGGTTTCTCTCCTCTGTCTCTGGTACTAATTCTTTTTCGATAGCAATTTTATATGAATGAGTGAGGATAAATGCTTGACGTACACCAGTTTCTTTGTCTTGAACTTCTTGTATGTCAGCAATTATATCCTCATTCGACTTTAATTTAACAACTTTAATAGCCATAATAAAAATACAGACACTCTATTTAGATGTAATCTTTACGAGCATGATGCTCAGGTACAACCTTACCTAAGTCAATGGTAAGTAGTCCGTCTTCTAGATTAGCTTCTCTGATTTCAGTATCATCAGCAAGTGTCCATGCTCTTTTGAAATCTCTTTGTGCTAGTCCTTGATGGAAGTATTGATCTGTGTCTTCTTTCTTCTCTTTTTTCTTTCCTTCTACGTATAGTTTCCCATGTTCTGTATAGACATTAACTTCTTCTTTTTTAAATCCTGCCAATGCTACTTCTAATCTAGATTCGTGATTGTTTATTTGAATAAGATTATATGGAGGATAGTTAGTTTGACTTGGGAAGTCGAAAAAGGATTCCAAATAATTGTCTAATCCTATGCTGTTCTTATGGATCTTCTCCATTAATGTTGGAAGATCAGCAGAGTGGTATCTTTGTATGTTCATAGTTCTCCTTAGAAAGCGAGTGTTAAGTTTAATGACCCCCGAAGGCGATCAACATTATTTATAGTACTGTTACTGTATCAACCGTAACATCGACGGTAGTACTATCCGTATTAATACCTTTTTAATCATTTTATGGTATAAATAAACCTAGAAACATTTGTTAACATGATCAAAAAAGCATTGTTAGTTGGTATGTTTTTGATGATATCTCCTGCATCAGCAGAGATAGTGCATAAAATGAGTTCTAGTGTACAATTGAGTGTGGATTCGGCTGCAAGCCAGGCTAGTCGCATAGGATCAAGTTATACCGTTAGTGGAAATAATTTGAAAGTAAGTGATGGTGGATCTTTTGGTGGACTAGGAACCTTATCTTCTGGAACAGCAGTAGGTTATACAGGATCAGACCTAGAATTAAACACTGTAGGGTCAGCATTCAGTATGTCGGAAACCTTTATCGAAGGTGACGATGTAACTACAACTTCATCCGTATCTGGAGGAGTCGTTGCTGCATTACCATTACTTGGTAGTACAACTACCACATCAGGTGGAGTAGCAGGCACCTTAGCTGGTACTATCACATCCGCTGGTGTGACTACGATTACAGCAGGTGGAGCTGGAACTTCAGCTACTGGACAATTCGTATCAGAACTTACCATAAAGTAGGATACTATGTCTAATGAAAAAGATATTTGTCCTGATTGTGGGTGCAACTGCCCTTGTGAATGTGCCAGTTGCACGAAGTGTCCCTGTGGTACCTAATTTTACCCAGGGCTCGATGACTAGCCATACAGAAACTACTAGTACCGTGGTGGAGACCATAAATAGTATGGACTACTCCACTGGTTTTACCTATTCAATTTCTGGCCACGGGGTAACAGTCAACGACCCAGAAGGGTTGACACCACCCGATACTTCGACATCAACTAATACCGTTAACGGTGTGAATTCAACATGGACAAACTTAGATTTATCAACAAAACCAGTGGTCACAATGACGACACCAGGAGCAAGTTTCTCTCTGGTAGAAAGTTATTCTGGAGCTGGTCTTCAGAATCACACTGTGATACAAAGAACGACAACTATAACAAGCGTAACCGATACAACAAGTATATTCCAACAGTAATTGCAGCAGTACTCGGTATGAACTCTTTACCTACCATGGCAGAGACCGTTGGTGGGGTGAGTGCTACTGCATCGCCAATAGCAAACAGTTCTGGAAGTGTCACAAACCAAGCTATACAGGTGCTTCAAGGACCATATATAACTAATACTTATGGTGGTGGTATACAATGCCAAGGACCTACCATGAACGTTACACCATTCCTCACTGGATCAGGAAATTTTAAGCGTCCGTTTGAACACACGTATATGGATCCAGTGTACGACATGTCAGATTTAGATGAAGATGGCGTATTAGACAATCCAGGTGAAATACTATACTATGTTCCAACAAGAACAGGACAACAAGAAGTTTATAATTTATCAGCAGGGGTCTCTGCTACATGGTCTAAACCATTAGACAAAGAATTACAAAAACTATGTAAAGAAGCTGCTGAGATACAGATGGCAGCAATAGAACAAAACACTGCCAATAAGAGATTGGACTTTGAAATAGCCAGGTTAAAAAATTGTGGAGAATTAATGAAAGCT